CCACCCACTTCTCTATTTAACTGTATACCACCATTACCACCACCAGTAAGAATATTTAATCCTTGTACGGTAGCTGTAGGTTTCGAAGAATAACCAATTCCAACATTGTCTAAACCACCATCAACAAACAAAGCATGAGTTTGTCCGTTTGATTCAACTCTAAAGTCTACATCAGCACTATCTTCGTTAAATACAGCACCTCCATCTTGCGTTAAAGCTCCATCAATATCTACTACATCTAGGTTAGCTGTGCCATCTACATCTATTGAACCAGCTAAATCTATATCACCATTTACAATTAAATCGTCTGTAACTGTTAAGTCATCTTCTACTTTTAAATCTACTACATTTAAACTAGCAAAAGCATCTACTATTGCTGCTCCTGAACCTGCCCCATCAGAGTAAACTGCTTTTACATCTCCTGCAGGTATGGTTACATTAGCACCACTACCTTGTGAAATAATTATATTTTGTGAACCGCTAGTACCGTTTTCTATAAACCAAAGTTTAGATACTGTATTTGGTCCAAGTGTAATCGTACAAGCACTATCAAGAGTACCTGTATATTTTAAATAGATACTTCTACCTGGGTCAGTAGAACCATCTGCTATTGTAGTTGTATGTGTATCAGCGTTGGTTGTAATTCCTTCTGTGCCAAAGCTAAATGCTTCTGCTATAAGCTCTAGGTTAGTATTGGTGGATGTTCCCCAAGTACCTGATTCATCACCAGTTGCTATTTCTTTTAATCTTAAATCGTTTACATAAGTTGCCATATTTTTTTCCTATTTTAAGCTACTTCTTCCCAATTGGGAGTTTGTGTAGAATTTATATTAGCATAATTTGGGGTTTGTGTATCATCTACAAGACTCCAAACTAAGACATTTGTTACAAACCCTGTTGCTGAAAGACCTGTAACACTTACATTTGCCTTAGATATTGTAGTTACAGAACCAAGACTACTAGATGCAAAAACACCATCTATATTAAATATTTCATTATGATGAACAGTTATTGAACCCACAGCAGAAGTTCCTGCAAGTCCTGTAATTACTACGTTTGCTTCACCATCAACATCTACAATTACGCTACCAAGCGTAGCAACAGCACTGGTGGCATTTGCAACCGCATCAGCATTAACACCTACACCTCCAATTGCAGATGTCCCTACTTGTGAACTAGGCGTTACGTTTGCTTTAGCAACTATTGATATGGTGCCTAAAGCACTTGTACCAACTTGTGATGCTGGTGTTTGATTTGCTTTTCCTACAACTGATAATGTGCCAAGTGCACTTGTAGCTGTTTGTCCTGTAGGAATTACATTAGCTTCTGCATCCGTAGTAACTGAACCTAATGCAGAGGTACCAGCAACGCCAGATACATTTACGCTTACTGGAACAGAGGCAGGTTGACCCCAAGGACCTGTTCCCCAAGTGGAACGACCCCAGCCGACAGACATATATTAAGCTATTCTTATAATAGCTGTACTGGCTGCTGCTGCTGGAAAAACTATTGTAAAATCACCTGCGGTTGATGTTTTGTCACCACCAAAGTCGATTGTAGCTACTGATTTATTACTATCAGATGAGTTGTAAATCATACAACCTCTAGCAGTAATAGTAGCAGTACCAAAAGTTAAATCAGCAAAATCAGTAAAACCTGTTGTGCCACTTGAAGTAGGGTCTACTCTTGTTAAATTACTACCACCAGATGAATAATTAGTACCACTTGCTTGTCCTGTTGTGGTAAAAGCAGTAGTAGTAGCACCAAGGGTAGCTGAGCTTGTGTATAAAGCTAATTTGAAAGTATCTCCGCCTGAGTTTTTAAAGTTATGCACCGCTTCAAGAAGTTCTTTCTTAAAACTTGTGGTTAATGTTGATGTAATAGCCATATTAAATCCTTTTAATTATATCTGCTAACTCCGTATCTCCAGACTTTACGAAGTCTTGTATCAAAGTAGCTTTATAGGATTTTAACGCATTTTTAATATAAATCAAACAAACCTTATATATCATATCCTTATAAGCTTTTGCTTGTTCTTTTATGTGTGGGTCCTGGCTATTACTGTCACTAACTATTTTTTCTGTTAGTCTTTCAGCCCAAAACTCTGGAGGATGTCCACCAAAATTGCTAGTTTTAGCCTCTATAAGGCCTAATCCTGGCATACCAGCAGGTGTTATTTCGTCTACCATTTATTTGGTTCTGGTGGTTTTAAATGTGAATCATGCCTATCTATTAGTACAGGTTCTTGCTTTTTTTTAACAATATCTAAAGTATCTATTCTTTCTAGTTTTATACCATCTTCACTAACCAAAATAATGTAAGGATTTTTTAACCTATGGTATCCATATAATTTTTGCTCTGCTGGTACATCTGTATCTAATAAACCTGAACTATGTGCAACTTCTACCTGCATACCTGCTGATATACATTTGCTCAGCCAAAACTCTACACAACCTCTACCTGCTTCTGCAAAATGTAAATTACCCTTATAACTAAAATCTATACCAAACATTTTAAGATTTGCTACTTCATTCCAATAAGCAAATGCTACTGCGTAGGCTACTGTATTGTTAAGATAATGACAGTTTGAGTATTGAACCACTTCCTCTAATGGATACTCAACAAGACCTGGACATCTATCATCTAATTCACAAGTGTATATGGGTCCTTCATGCTCTTGTAACATTTTAGCCATGCTTTTTGTTTGACCACCTGCATCTTCAGTGTCTAAAAACCTAGATGCTGGGTCCATCATAAAAACCCTGTCGTGATAAATAACGGATGCTACGCCATTTATGGCCCAAACCTCGTCAAAGTGTACTCCGTGGGACTTTGCTAAATTATAGTCAAACCAACTTTTACCCATGCCGACAATTGCAATTGATTTGCCTTTAAGACTTTCTTGTTGTTCCATTTATTTTAAGATACCGTTGTCCTCAAAGAATCATAACGGTATTCATCTCTCCTTCCGCGAGCTTCTGCAAGGTTTTTAAGCCTTGTAATTTCTAGTAAAAAACGTTGCTCGTACTGCTGTTGCATATCGCTTTCACCTTTTAAAAATATATTTGCTTCAACTAAAGACCCATATAACAAAGCATTTCTAGCATTATTAGAAATCCAGGTGCCTGTTGTATCTGTAACTAAAGAGTTAGGTTTAAATAAATAATGTAATTCAACATTATAATCAGCGTCAGGAACAGGACTTACGATTAATGTAGAGCCATTGTCAGATGCTGTAGAAAGCTCTTTATCAAAATCTGCATAATAAAGAGGTTGTCCTCTTTCTGCAGTATCCGTTGGGTCTACAGAAAATTCACGCATAAAAGTGGTATGTTTTTTATCTAAATACTTATAATCACCATTTGAATCTATGATTGCTAAAGAAAAACTCATTTGATAATCAGTAGGTGCTGTTAAATATGTATTACCAGTAGTTAAATTTCCTGTAACATTTTTTCTAAAGAAATCAAACTGCACTAATTCAAATATTCTCTCTTCAGCGTTTTTAATAAAATCATCAAGCGTTGCTACAAAAGTAGTTTCTGTATTTTCTACGTAATTTTGTATTAATGTTTTTAGTTCTGATAATGTCATGTAACTATTGTAACCTCGCCAACATTACCTGTCATCTCACTTACTGTAAAGTTTGTAGGCAGAGTAGATGAATTTAAATAATCTGGTCTAAAAATATTAGATTGAACTACTACCACAAACCCTTCTCCCTCTTCATGGTCATTATTAGGTCTTGGTTTATATAAAGCTTCAGGGTCTGCTGTAGCAGTTAATGGTTCTAGTTGAGGATGTTTTGGCTCATAACAATCAGGACAAACTTTTGCACCATTCCATTCTTCACGTAATTCACTTAGTTTATATTCAAACGAACATCTATCACATAAACCTCTAGCAAATTTACCAAGTGCATATGCCATTAATTCATCCTAATATCAGGTCTTACTCTAAATGAAGCTCTATCTTCATCTTGGTCCGCAGCTCTTCTAAACTCTTCTTCGTACAAAGCTTTTAGTTGTGGTGTAAGTTGTGGATTCTTTTTTTGTGATAAGTAATAAGCTAAACCAGCCACAAAACATGGATAAAACCTGAATGGCATATCCATAGTGTTTGTGCCTTTGTCTGCATCATCCATTCTTACAAGTTTGTTAAAAACTAATACATCTGTGCTATTTTCTGGTGCAGGCCATATTTTCAGCGATGGTGTAGATAATTTGTCAAAAAAGAATTGTGAAGGCCTTGCTTTGGTTGTTTTGTTGGGTATATTGAGATATTCAGACCTACTGATTCTATTCATGCTTATATCTGTTTGTGTTTGGTTTACAGTTCTTCTAACAACAACATCTAGTATATCTATAACGTTAGAATTTAATGAATAATCAGTCGTGCCCTCAGTAACAGTTTGTGTGGCTTGTTCAATAGTCCACTGATTAAGACCTCTGTTTGCCCATTCTGCAAGCATTAAGTTAACACTTCTAATTGCAGTTTTTAAGTCATAACCTGTTCTTAATTCTGCCCCGCACCTTTCGTAAGCCTCTTCAATAAATTCTGTTACGTTTGGTTCAAAGTTTGTACTACCAGATAATGCCATCATTTATTCCTATCATCTTGATTATATAGATTATCAAATGTTACGTTAGAATCCATATAACTATCATGTTTTTCTGCAGAATGAATCCATTGGCTTGGAGAAAAATCTGGTGGACCCTCTCCTACACGCCATAATGCTGGATTAGTTGCTCTAACTCTATTATTTGGTAAAGCAACAAAATTACCAGTGTATTCACCAGCGTCAGTTAAGTATAGCACATGACTTTGTTTATGTTGTGCAGAATCATCGGCAATACTATTTTCAGTATAATCTACAGTAAACATATAGGTTCCTGTATAAAATTCGCCTCCTATCTTACATATCCATGGAGAAGAGCTTACTCTATCTAAGACTATTACAGAATGATGATGACTTAGACAATCCCATGGTTGTGCTAAATGGTCTTCCATAGGTGTAGGCCATTCTTCTAAAGGATTATCAGCTATAAGCGCCTGTATTGGCATTCTTGCCCACATGGCACCTCCATGTATATTTTCATCAGGATAGTCCTCTAAATCAGTCTCACAGCCTGTAAAAACAACCTGAAATGATAATGACCTATCAGGTATGGTATTTACTGCAAAAGCTAATGCGTGCAAATATTCACCATGATATTTTTGGTGATTAGCTGTAAATTCTTTTCTTACCCAGCACTTAAACTGTGGTATGTTTGATATTAAATACGACAAAGTAACCCCCTTTATCTTTTATTGTTAATTAAGCTCCGCCTTTGGACATATATTTACTAGCCTTACCCCCTTTAGCCATATATTTAGAAGCTTTGCCACCCTTAGCCATGTATTTAGATGCTTTACCACCTTTTGCCATGTATTTGGACGCTTTGCCTCCTTTTGCCATGTATTTTGATGCCTTTCCGCCTTTAGCCATATACTTGGAGGCTTTACCGCCTTTAGCCATGTATTTACTGCCTTTAACAGAACCACCAGTAGCATAGTATTTTGTTCTTTTATACATTTATAGCCTCACTTTTTTTTAGTAGTTTTTTTTGTTGATTTTTTTGCAGGAGCTTTTTTCTTTGGCATATTGTAATAAATACGCTCATCAGATACTGGCTCATCTGGTCTTACTTTTGCGTCAAGTCTTGCTTGTAGTTTTGGATCTACAGATTTTTTCTTTGGCATAATATTTCCTAACTAATGGTTGTTACTTTTCTTCGGTTATTCATTACAGCTCCACAACCTTTAGCTATAAAACCACCTTTTTTCTTTTTTATTCGGTTTTGCTTTGCCATAGCCCTTTCTATGGCCATGCCTCTTTTTTTCTCATAAGATGATAGTTTACCATCTTTATTTAAATCTGCCTTCTCTTTGTTTTTAATCATAATTCCTCCTGTTTTCACAGACACTCTAGCTTTTTTTGTATTAGCTACTACTGTTTTACCTTTAGCACCAGCTCGTTTCTTTTTTCTTGCAGTTGTTGCTCTTTCTGATTTAGATAAACTTCTTGCTTTAGCTGCTGGTAAACACCTATCTGGATTTTTTTTATCCTTGCTTGTACCACAAGGTCCTTTAATAGATCCATCTGTGCCTATTCTGACCCAGTTTTGTTTTCTCCATTCAGCTAATTGTCCCATTATCTTAATCTTTCTTTCATTACTATACCTTGACCTCTAATAGAAACAAAACCTCCTTTAGCTTTTTTCTTTCTTTTACTACCTTTAGCATAGTTTGGATCTTTACAATATTTAGATGCAGCCATATTTGCATATGCTGAAGGATATGTATCAAAAGTACGCTTTGCCCAAGCTTTACCCTCTGGACAAATTTTGCCACCGCT